GTAAGGATTGTCTGTTATTTGGAAGCTGTGTTTATCATTATGCATTCTGTTTCTAAAATGGCCCCAATTTGTAAAGGTTGATGATCCTGTTACTGTTAAAGATCCTGAAACTACTACTGTAGCCTCTGATCCTGCTCTTCCCCCTCCAAAAGTAATGTTTGGAGATTTAATATCTATTGTATTGCTTGAGGCATATGATGAACTTAAAGTTATATTACTATAAGTTTGTACATATTTTGACCTATTAGCCTGCATTGTTATAGAATACTGTTGATCTGTAAAATCTACATATGAAGTTGGTATTTCATCAGATTCTGCTATTTCGTCTTCAGATCCTAATAATTGGGGAGCCCATCTATTAAATCTACTTTCATATTGTCTACTTGCTTCCCTTCCATCATCCAAAACATAGGTTTTTGCAGATAAATCTGAAACATCTCTAATCGATTTACCTTCTTTTAAATCCGCAATATCTTGAGCTTTTAAGGAAGTCATAACTACTCCTGTAGCTCTATTAACAAATTTTATAGATTCTGTAGTTACAAAAAGATCTCTAAATGGGTGAGAAGGAGAACCTAAATCCCAACTACCTGAACCTTCTGGAATTATAGAACCTGTTACTTTTAATGATATTAAATTAGCTGGCACTTGAGAACCACTATAAGTTGAACCACTAAGTACAAGAGTTCCTGTGTTTGATAATGTATTTGTTATTCCTGTTAAACTGCTACCATCTCCTGCGAAAGCAGATGCTGATACTGTGCCTCCAAAATAATGAGGTCCTGTTCCACTTGCACTTACATTACCTGAGGAGGATATATGACCTGCTGTTGTATTAAATGTTATTGAAGTAGTATTATTGTCTTGAAATTGGACATCACCTGTATCTGAGTCTATTTTTACTGAACCTACAGAATCTAAAGTAATTGTAGAACCATATAATGTATTTAGAAAATCATTATCACCAAACGTAATTGCTGTATTTGTAAGGTTAATAACTGCAGTATCATCAAAATTTCCAGCTGCATCTTCTACATAAATACCTGATGTATTAGGTATTACTAATTTACCTTTTATATATCCTGATGCTGTTATGTCACCTGTTATATTTAAATCGTCGGCAAAAGTTATTCCTGATACATCTTCTCCTGTTGATTCAAAATTATTAGCATATATAGTTCCACTAGCACTTATATTACCACTAGCTGTTATATGACCATGTGTTATAAAAGAAGATGCACTTACAGAAGCTGATATTATTTCTATTCCTGTTGCTTTTAGACTTAAAAAACTGTCTATTAAATCCCCATAATTAGCTTCACTAGGTATGTCTCCTGCTTCAAAATATGATTTTATTACTTTTCTTGTTCTTTGTGCCATTTTATGATATTTGGTTTGTTGTTTGTATTTTCTGATAACCTATACCTGTTCCTGTTATTTTTATGTTTTGATCTCCCGCTTCTTCTCTTATTTGTTCTCTGGTTTTAACTGGATCAAAAGTATTAATTACGTGAGTACTAAAAGATACTGTTGATTTACTAAAATGCTTTTTAGGTTGAGAACTTAAATGAGCATTCATAGCATCTGGTACTATATATCCTTGTAAAGTTAAACCAAAATCTGTTTTTACTACTCTGTTATCCCCCTGAGATAATTCTACTCTATTTGTAAAAGTATCTATTCTAGCCATAAATTTAAATCTTTCTGGATCCCCCCAATAAGCATCTGATGCATAATTTATTGCTTCTACTATTTTATTCATTTGTGCTACATAATCTGTCCATATAGTAAAAGAATATTTCATATTAACATAATCAGGAATTATTACATTATGAAATTGTCTTTGAGGTAATCTATTTTGTAAAACAGAAAAATTATCGTATTGATTTCTTTTTGTATATTTTATTTGAAAAGTTTGATAAAGATGAGGATTATTAGCATCCATTTTATTTCCAAGATCTCTTCTTTTTTCAACACTGTCCCTTTTAAACATAATAAGAGGTACTTGAATTTTACCTTCTTTGTCTCTATAAAAACCATCTCTTTGAACTGATTTCCATCTTTCTGGAGCTCCATAAATTAAAGGGACATTTGCTCTATCTCCATTTAAAACAACAGAAGGTTTAATTACATTATTAAAATAATATGCTATAGCTTCATCGTGATCTTGTAACCCTATAGAAATATCTTTAATATTATCATCATCACGTCTTGTTATAGCTCCTCTATTTATAGGTGTTTTTTGTGGTTGACGGTTATTAGGAGATAATCCTTTTAAAGGAAATTCATTATTTTCAATAGTACCTATTCCTGCTTTTTTTGTTTTTTCAGACAAAGATTCAACCTCATGTTTAGGAGCTTTTAAATTTTCTCTTAAACGTTCATTTAATCTTTTTGGTATAGGTCTATTAAATTCTGCCATTATTAATATAAATTAGCTATTCCGTCTGTTATTTTAGTAGTAGTTGGATATTTTCCTCCTCTTAAAGGTATTAAATTTAATTTTTCTATTCTTGATATATGAGTACTTAATACAACTGAATGACTATTACCAAAATCACTAGCTCCTGTTGATATTGCATAGTCAGGATCTTTACCATATAATATTTGGTTTTCTACTCTACCATCTACTTCGTAAAAATTATTTCTAAAAAGTAATACATCTCCTACTTCTGGTATTAAATTTATATCTTTAAGTTCTTTTTTTAAAAATTTAAAAGTAACAGTTTGATTAACATCAGATCCAAAATCATCAGATGACCATGCTTGATCTCCTCTATCTATTAATCCTGCTATTCTTACGGGTTCATAAAACATTTTGCCCATAGCTTCTCCATAAACATTAGCTGTGGTTTTTTCAAGAACAAATTTATAATATCCTACTTCTGTTTGAATAATATCATTAACTAGCTCCTTACTTACTGTATTAAAAAGTGATATGTCTCGTGAACCTCCAAATAAAGCCATTATAATCGTCTTAAAGTTTCTAACTTAAATTTAACATTTTTTAACCCATTTATTCTCATATCAGAAGTCTTTAAATCAGAAGTTAACATATCTTTTTTCATTTTTATAACATCTTCTTTAGGATTTCCTCTAGTAATAAATTTTATTTTTACTCTTGTATATTCAATTTTTTCTTTTTGAATATATTCTTCAGGAGTAATATTATTTACAATTGTTACTTTTTCTAATCCTCTAATTTGATCTAATATATTTGTAATAGCTACTTCTCTATCAGACATAAGAGATGCCTGTATTTGATAAGTATTCATTACTTCTGTTAATATATTTTTTAATTTTATCATTATGCTATATAAATAGGATAAGGTACTTTGTAAAAAGTTTTTTGAATTAATTCTGCTTCTTTTTCTTGTCTTTCTAATTGTTTAACTCTAGTTGTTTCTTCTAATATATTTGTTAATTCTTCAATTAATTTTATTTTTTCTTCTTTAGCTTCTGCTAATAATCTGCTATGGTCTAAGGTAGTTTCTGCTCCTGGAATAGGTACTGTTTGGTATTTACCTCTAATACTTCCTAACATTTCTTTAGCTAAAGCTAGTGTATATCTTCTAATCCATTGTTTTCCTGGTTCATTTATATAAGCATAAGTAGGATTAGTATAAGGTACATTTGAAATATCAGTTATTAAATTTGCTGCTGTATTTTTAACAGGAGCATTTGCTACTGATTGTAAAACATATTCAAAATGTAAAGTATAATTTTTCGTAGGTATAGGGAATAATTTTAAATATCTATTATCTTCTATATTAAAATGATATCCTGATTTTCTAATTTGATCATTAAATTCAATTGCTTGTAATTTTAATACATCAAAATAAATAGGCATTAACATAAAGTTTACACCAGGTGAATAATTACCAAACCCAAATGATTGCATTAAGGATTGAATTCCTGTACCTGTACCCGCATAAGGATCAAAATATCTATTTATAGCTGAAGGAGCATAATGAAATATTTTTTTCATATAAACTGCTTCTGAGCCACTTATAGAAGATCCTATATTATCTAATAAGTCATATCTTTGTTGGTTCTGTACTACGTCTAAAGAACCTCTTTGTAATTCATAATCTCCTCCACCACCATCAGCTTCATTACCATATTGTTCTGATATATTAACTGTTCCCCCTAAATTAGGAGTTATTAATTGGTTATTATAACTAGAACCTGTAGCGTTGCCTTCTAAGGTGTGGAAATTATTTATTATTTGAAAATTATATATTTGAGCTCCGTATTCATTTACTGCTTCTTCAAAACAAGTAAAGAAGTTTACGTCTTGTAACTCTATATCTACAAGAGGATAACCTAATCTTTTAGCGCACCAATCTGCTGTTTGTACTGCTGAAGATGTAAATGCAGTTTCAGTATCATAGTACCCAAAAGGTGTTTTTCCTGTTGCAAATGAAGAGGAACCGGGCCATATAGGAATGTGTGCCATATTTAATTAAATTAGGTTGTTCTCGTATAAATATGGAAGAATAATGGAGGCTTAGTGATACCCGTTCAATAATTCTAATAAATCATCAATAGCATCATGTCTGTGAGAATCTTCTAATACACATTTAAAAACATATTCAGAATTAATTAATTTTGCCATATCATGGTATGCGGAGTAGTTTTTATCTTTTAAATCTATTTGATATGAGTCTCCACAAAATATCATTTTAGAATCTTTACCTAATCTACCAACAGCCATTGCTAATTGTGAACGTGTTAAGTTTTGAAATTCATCTACTATTACAACTGAATTATCAAAAGTTCTTCCTCTAAAATGTGCTAATGAAACTAATTCGATTGTTTCTTCTTTTTCCATTTTAT